CGCCTTCATGCAGCCGCCTCCAGTGCGGGTGCACTCAGCTCCCGGGCCAGGGCTCCAATGCCTTCGGTACGAAGCCGGACATCAAGGCCTTCGCTGCCGACGATGACTTTATCTACGATGAGCTGAACAATCCGGGCCTGCTCCGCTGGAAACAGCTCATCCCACATGGGGTCCAGATCTCTCAGAGCCTGTATCGCTAGCGCCTCGGTCAACGCCGGTGTGCTCCGCGTGGCCTTCTTCCAAGCGCCAATGATGATTTCAGGCTGACGGAATGCTGCCCGAAGTTGTTCGACAACGGCGGTTTCAACCTCTGCGGCTGGGACCCTGCCAACCTCACAGGTTCCGGCGCCGTGGCGGAGCAATGTCTGGCTGACATAGTAGCGATATAGCTTGCCGTTTTTGCGGGTGTGGGTCGGAGAGAATGCCGCTCCATCTTGCCCCCAGATTAGCCCCTTCAGCATGGCGGGTGTGTTGGCGCGCGATCGCCCGCCACGAACCCGGGGGCTTTCCTTAAGGATCGTATGAACCGCATCCCAGAGGTCGGTACTAATGATTGCCTCATGCTCGCCAGGGTAACGGTTCCCTTTGTGGACCACGTCGCCAATGTAGACCCGATTGTTGAGCACCCGATATAGGAAGCCCTTGGTGATGGGTTTGCCATGACGGGTCAGGATCCCTCGCTCGGCAAGCTCGCGCAGTAGATGCGTGCCCGAGCCAATCTCCCGGAACCGCTCGAAGATGTATTGGATTTTGGCGGCGCCAGACTTGTTGATCACAAGTTTGCGAGCCTTCACGTCATAGCCAAGCGGCGGCACACCGCCCATGTACATGCCCTTGGCGCGGCTGGCCCGGAACTTGTCGCGGATCCGCTCTGCCGTCACCTCGCGCTCAAATTGAGCGAAGGACAGAAGAACGTTCAGCGTAAGCCGGCCCATGCTGGTGGTCGTATTGAACGACTGGGTGACTGACACGAACGTGACGTTGTTGCGCTCGAACACCTCGACCAGCTTGGCGAAATCCATAAGCGAGCGGGAAAGGCGGTCGATCTTGTAGACAACCACCACATCGACCAGCCCATCTTCAATGTCGGACAATAGCCGCTGGATTGCTGGGCGATCGAGAGTGCCGCCAGAGATGCCGCCATCGTCATACTGATCGCGGACCTGCACCCAGCCTTCTGAGCGCTGGCTGGCGATATAGGCCTCGCAAGCCTCGCGCTGGGCGTCGAGCGAGTTGAACTCCTGCTCGAGACCTTCCTCGGACGATTTGCGGGTGTAGATGGCGCAGCGAAGCTTGCGTACGATCTCGCTGCTCATGCCGCCCTCCGCTTGTTCTTCAGGCCAAAGAAGACCCAACCGTTCCAGCGCGAGCCGGTTATGGCTCGAGCGATGGCGGACAGCGATTGGTAAGGGCGCCCCTGCCACTCAAAACCGTTCAGGGTCACCGTGACGGTGTGCTCAACGCCTTGCCATTCGCGGATCAGCCGAGTGCCTGCGATAGGTTTCAGGTTGGCGCGAATGCTACGTATACCTATGTTCCCGCCATCCAGCTGCTCGCCCAGGTCCTGTAGCCGCTTCACCGTATCGGGCTTCAGGCCGCCATAAGCGAGTTCTTGGATCCGGTAAGCCAGCCGGCTTTCGAGATATCGCCTGTTGAAAGGCGGTGGCTCACTGCCAAAAAGGTCTCGCCACTGCTTCTTGAGATCGCCGATGGTAGTTGCCTTTATGGCGGCCAACCGGGCCAGGACGGGGTCGTGTTTCATTGTGCGTTTCTCCAGTGATTTGGAGCCGCACTACCGCTCTGTTCGGAGGCGAAGTGTAGCGGAAAACCTTCCTCTTCGTCATATAGTTCGGGGAAATTACGCCTGTGCAGGCGTGCCAGTCCAGCGGCCAGCAAGGCGCACAATTCCTCGCGCCGCTGAGCTGGCGTCATACTGTCCGGCGGGATTGGATTTGGACACCGCGGGGCTCCCCGGCCAAGAGGCCGGGTGCCTGATGCTGTGGCGTCTAGGTTACAATTCTGAGGGGCTTCGGCCATTGGAGTTCAGTCCATAAAGGGGTCTGAACTCTCCTACTGGCGTAGATCCGAAACCGTCCCAGTGTCAGCAAGGGCTCCGTTGATTAGCCTTCAAACCCATACGAGAGCTTATTCGTCCCCATTTTGGGGTGCCAAAACGAGTTTTCACGAATAAATACTTTATTATCAGGAGCATATGAAACCAAAACAACTAGGCCATTAACGTTGTAGAACCAAGTTGCGAGATCACACCGGCCGGTTTCTGTATTCCAGTACACATCCAGATCTGACCCCTCCACCCTGGCTTGCTCGTCGGGTTTCTCTGACATGCCAAATTTGAGATAGATGTCGGGGTGACATCGACCGAGCATGATCGCCTTCGAGAACTCTATTAGTCCTATACGTGTCGGAACGTCGGCTGGAGCACTGCGAATTACGCAGCCGAATGCCTTAACGAAGTACATGTGAACGTTCCGCATGTTACAGCGGGTGTCATAGGGAAAAGCCCATTTCCCTCGTATCGTGTCGCCAGGCTGCAAACCTGATCGAGACCGAAGGGCGCGGGAAAGAGTCTCCCAAGACTTATCAAATGGTTGGGTGCGGGAACCATTGCACTTCGTGCACATGGTTTTGGGCCACTTTAGCAGGTCTGATTTCAGCCCTTTAACCAGGCAATTTTTAATATCGTCCTGGTGCAGGTAGAGTGGCTTGCTTTGGTTGACCGTCCCAAAAACCGCTTTCAGATCTGACCGTTTTGCTTTGTGTTCACGGCTATCTGCCTTGTCCCCACATATCCAGCAAACTGAGGTTTCAAGCGATCTATTGCTCATCAGCTAAAACATCTCCCGTCCGTACCAGCGTATGCGCCCGATGATATTCACCTCGTCGGCCAGGCAATCGTAGGGTGGGTAGCGGGTGTTGTCCGAAATGATCTGCACTCGTGGCGGCTCACTCATCGGTACGTGCTCTAAGCGCTTGGCCACCAGCCCGAGGCCGTCGTGGAGCACAAAGATCCCGGGCGGCTGGGGAATTTTCTGGGACATGTCGACCAGCACCGTATCGCCATCTTCGAGCGTTGGCCTCATGCTGTCCCCTTCCACCTGCATGACACGCAGCATCGATGGAGCAGCCTTCAAGCGATCCTTGATCCAGGCTCTGCGGAAGTGGAAATCACGCCCGGGCTTTGCCTCTTCCTCAAGGATGGAGCCGCCGCCCATTGAAGGTCGGGCATTGACGTAGGCAATCCCAATGAAGTCAGACTGCGCCCCTTCATCCAGCGGCGTCTCACCCTGAACGTCACCTTGGCCATGGAGCAACCATTCGACATCGACCTTCACGACAGCTGCAATACTCTTGAGCCGCTCCAGATTGGGCGTCTGCGAGCGGCCGCGGATGATGTCGTACAAGAACGACCGGTTCACACCGGCCAGCGAGGCAACGTCGGCGACGTTCATGCCTAGCTGGCGAATGCGTGCGCGGAGGCGCTCCTGCAAAGTTGTCGACATAACTGTCCTCAGAAAATTGGTTTGTGTGGATAGAACAGGATTGCCGCCCTCCTGTCAAGCTGATATGAGAACATTACCGGAACAAAGGGAATCGGCAATGGGGCGGATCAAGAAGGATTATCACGAACTCGACGAACTCATTGCCCGCTGGAATCTCTCTGATTCAGATCTGCGTTATGTGGTCGAGAACGGTAAGCTGCCCCTGTCCGTCCGCATTTACGCGCAGCCCATGGAACTTGGCTCTTACGAGGCTGAGGACTGGGGCCAGATGCCGGTACCCTATCATCAGGGCACATTCGACGGCGTGGCTGACTTGCTGCGCTACGATATCTATCGCCTGTTTCTGGAGGGGGAAGTTAAGGCCAGCGAGTTCTCCTTGCCGAGTGGTGACTATGCCAGCCTGCTAAACCCCGCGGAGGCCCGGTCGATCAAGCGCGCCAATCTCGTGGTGCGCGAGGATGTCCGCCTTGAATTTGAGCAGGCAGTGCTGGGAACCCTTAGCCAGGCAGAGCCGGAGAAACCCGACTTTCGGCGCTTTTCCTATGCGGGCCGGATCTGGAATTTCACGGAAATGCAGGCCCGTGGCATGCTGTTCTTGTTCGAGGCGGCTAAGAGCGGTGATCCCGAACAGCACTTCCGCAAGATCCTCGACGCTGCCCATTCTGGCTCTGACAAGATTGCCCATCTCTACTCAAGCCGGCGCGACTGGACGAAGGTGATCCTGAAGGCAAAAGGAAGGCTCGGCTGGTACTTTATGGAGCCAAGCCTGGTCGTCGCCATGTCGCGCTGACTAGCGGCTGCCATTTACCAACCCGAAAACGAGCCCGCTCTGAGCGGGCTTTTTCGTGTCTGGGCTTTGCCCGATTCGATCGCGCGGAAACGGCCTCTGGTGGCTGATCGGTCGGTATTAGGTCGGTGGATGGTTGGTAAAGGTTGGTGCACACCTCCCAGCGCCCGCAAACCCACGCACCAGCGAGGGGCTTAGGTTGGTGCATCCGCCAACAACTTCTGTGACGACCCCCAACCATATCTCGCTTTAGTCCAGTTTCAGGATGAAGAAACAGGACGGATCAATGACCCCTCACACGCTCGCCACGCTTCAATGTGAAACCAAAAGTGCCGCTCGCCGTTTGGCCCGCAGTCTGAACCTATGCCGCGAGGCTGAAGCCGATATCTGCCAGGATCTGCTGGCCGACCTGCTTTCCCGGCTCCATCGCTTCGATCCGGATCGCGGCCCTCTTGGTGCATTTGCCGGTCGCATTGTCGCCAACCAGGCCAGCTGCATTGCCAAGCAGATCCAGCGCGAGCGGCGCGTCATGCCATGTTCGCTTGATCAGGATGAAGGTTGTCCGATCAAGCGGGATCAGATCGCCGAAGACCAGAGCCTTGGCGCGATGTTTGCTCTGCCTGGGGACCCGTGCCGCGCGATTGAGCAGCGGCTTGATGTGGCTCGTTGCGGAACCCGCCTCACAGATGCCGAAACTGCCCTGTGCGGCTGGCTGGCCGAACATCCCGTCACTGATCTTGTCCGCATGGGGCTGGGTAGCCGCAGCAGCCTCTACCGCCGCATTGCTGAACTGCGCGCGCTGTTCGCCGCCAGCGGTCTGGCGAGCGCCTGAGACACTTTCTCCGATCCCCCAGTAGAGGTGAACATGAACACCATTTCTTTCATCAGCCCCCAGTCTCGCAGCACCGCGAAGGCAAAGGCTAGCAAGGTCGCCATGACCGAGTTCGACCTGTGTATGTGGCTGGGTGACGCCATGCCTGGCGACACACTCGAATATTACCGCGGCTTTCTTGCCAAAGATGCCTGGAAAGGCCCGGGACAGCGGCTGCGGGAGCCTGAGCGCTCTATGCTTGAGAGGCTCGCCGGCCGAGCGCGCTGGGCATCCGAGCGCGGGTTTGCCCACCTGGTTCAGCGCCGCATCGGGCCTGAGCAATTCAGCTACCTCGTGATTGCCCGGCCGCGCCCCCGCGGCGCGCGTGGGCAGCTCCTCCTTAACGAACTGGCGAAAGCGGCCTGATGCGCAGCTCCGCCTTGTCCTGACCCAGCTTGGGCAGTGGGGGCCAACCGCGAGGCGCCCACGGATCTTCGATCGCCGCGTCAACCACTGCCCCGACCATGCACCGACGCAAACCCGAACCACTCATTGAAGGACCCAACCAATGACACTTGAGGAACTCCTCAACGAACCACCAGCGAGGCTTGATGCGCTGCCGATTAGCCTCCTCGCGAATTTGCAAACGCAGGCCCAATCGCATCTGGCCCAAGCATCCCAGATTGTTGCCATCCTTCATGGGGTGTTCTCCCGGCGATATGCCGCCGGCCTCAACACAACCGGCACGCATCGCCGCATCGATGGCGATTATGAAATCCGGATTGAGGTCCCCAAGAATGTCGCTTGGGATCAAGCCAAGCTTGCCGCAGCCATTGAGACGATCCTTGGCTGGGGCGAAAACCCGGCTGACTATGTCGACACCAAACTGTCGGTTTCGGAAACCAGCTATAAGGCTTGGCCTCCCGCCATCCGCGATCTGTTCACGCCTGCTCGCACGATAAAGCCTGGCAAGAAGAAGTTCGAAGTCGCGCTTGCTCAGAAGGAGGCAGCGTGATGGCTATCTCCCTTTCTTCGCTTAACCGCCTGTCAGTGCCGAAGCCCCCGCGGATTGTGATCTACGGGCCGCATGGCATCGGCAAGAACAGCTTTGCCGGCAGTGCGCCGCGACCGGTCCTCATCAACATTGAAGATGGGCATCCCACCGGTCAGCCAATTGATGCCTTCCCGAAGGCTGAAGGTTTTCAGGATGTCATGGATGCGATGGCGGCGCTTTACGCAGAGAAGCACGACTTCGAGACGATGGTGGTGGACAGTCTGGATTGGCTCGAGCCGCTGGTTTGGGCGGAAACTGTCCGCCGCAACAACGTAGCTAATCCGAGCAAGCCTTGGTCGTCGATCGAAGACGCAGGCTACGGCCGAGGATTTGTCGCTACGCTTGATGTCTGGCGTGAATATCTCGACGCCATCAATGCACTGCGGAACGACAAGGGCATGGCGGTTATCCAGACCGCGCACGCCGAAGTGAAGCGCTTCGATAGCCCTGAAACGGAGCCGTTCGACCGCTACCAGATCAAGCTGCACAAGCTGGCCTCGGCGCTCGTCCAGGAACACGCCGACATGGTGTTGTTCGCCAATTTCAAAACCAGCGTCACCAGAACGGATGTTGGAATGAAGAAGGTGGTCCGCGGTGTCGGAGCCGGAACCCGTGCGCTTTATACCGAAGAGCGGCCCGCCTTCCTCGCGAAGAACCGGCACAATCTCCCTGCAGAACTCCCGCTGTCCTGGGAGGCGCTGGCCTCCGCCATGGCTGCGTCGAGCGCGGCTGCCCGCACCAGCGAAGCGGCCTGAAAAACAACCCCTGACTGACAGAAAGGATTGCCGCAATGGCACAACTCGGAGGCATGTTCGACGCCACACAAGTCGAACCCCAAGGCGACTACTCGCCAATCCCGCCCGGTGATTACACCGTCCAGATCGTCACTTCGCAGATGGTCGAGACCTCAAATCGCAACGGCCACATGCTCAAGCTTGAGCTTGAGATTCTCGATAGCGAACATGCCGGCCGTAGGCTTTACGACCGCCTTAACCTCGAGAACCCCAATCGCCAGACGGTCGAGATCGCACAGCGCACTTTGTCTGCGATCTGCCACGCCATTGGCCGGTTGTCCGTCCAGGACAGCGAGGAACTGCACATGCAGCCGATGACGGCAGTCGTTACGGTCAAGGCACCGAGCACGGGGCGCGATGGGAAGACCTATGCGGCTTCCAACGAGATCAAGACCTACAAGGTCCTGCGTGATGCGTCTGCACCAGTGAGTTCAGGATCTGCTTTCCGGCCCCCGCAGACTGGCTCCGGCCAAATGGCAAGCGCACCTTGGAAGCGTAGCGCCTGACCCAGCCTTGAGAGGCAGGGCGGTCGATTGAGCCCGCCGCCCTGCCGCCTTTCCCCTGACTGACAATCAAAGGAGCAGACAATGGCTGCCCTACAGGATTTTGCATGTCCGACGCTAGCGCAAGCCGACCAGGCGCTGGCTAATGGGCAACCTTTTACCCGCCGGGCCTATCTTGGCATGTCCGCTATCGGCGGCGCTTGCGAACGGGCGCTCTGGTACCAGTTTCGCTG